CCACCTAATCCACCTGCACCGCTAGTTGTTCCTGAAGCAGTACCGCCTGCTCCCGCAACACCAGCGCCTCCACCAGCAGCACCATTAGTTCCCGTTCCTGACGAGCCTGTGCCGCCTGCCAAGGTTGCGCCAGTCAATATATTTATTCCTGAACCGCCGTTACCACCTGTGCGACTACCAGTTGTAGAGGTTGCACCTCCACCACCGCCACCGACAATTCCTGAACCACCATTACCACCTACGCAAGTACCAGTGGAGCCATTTGCCCCACCGCCTGCTCCACCTGAAATACCGTTCCCACCATTTCCCGCATTAGCGCCAGCAGTATTTGTGCCACCACCACCACCAGCGCCTGAACCGACATTACCAGCAGTAGGGGCCGTGCTACCTGCACCAGCGGGCATACCATAATAATTTGTTATACCTGACCCGCCACCACCGCCAAGATAACCACCACTACCTGCACCGCCTGGTCCTTGTGGACCGATGTATGGGTTGCCGCCACCGCCAGCAATAATATGTCCATAGCGTGTATATCCCCCAGAGTTGCCTGCTGTACCTGCTCCGACTATGCAAGTTGAGTTAGCAAGAGTCCAGCCCCAAGCAATGCCGCCAGCACTACCACCGCTATTTCCTGCTCCAGAAAAACCACCACCTCCTGCGCCTACACAGATTGCATAGACCCAAGTCACGCCAGCAGGAATCGTTACTGAGGTTGTGCCAGCGTTGATTGTCTGACGAAGTTGCAACCCAAAGGGCGCGATTGAGGAAGTGAATCCGCTTGGTGTAACTGTGTTAGTAGATGGCATCCATGAATTGACCTGTGAGCCAACTTCTCCGCGCTTAAATCCCTCTGCCATTATGCGACTCGGTTTACATAGCCTGAGATGTTTACAACGCTTGCTACTGAGGCGTAGGCATAGACAGTTAATGCCGAACCTGATGGGGCAAGGATTAGCCCAGGAATTACAAGAGTTAGACCTGAGTTAGCAGGGATTACTTGTTGAATCTGGTTGAGTGTTGCAGTTCCACCAAATTGAATAGTGAGCGTGACGGCAGCTGATGAAGTATTGGTGGCATAGAGCCACACTTCGTCAATGGCTGATGTGCCTGTTGCGTGGATAGTCGTACCAGTTGAGGCGATAGCGACAACGGCGATTGGAACGCCTGTGGTTGCGGCTGATAACGCTACTTTGCTATAAGTTGCCATGTGTTCTCCTTAACTAAACATCTGTTGAGATATAATGCCTTGGTCAGAGTCATATACTACTGTATTAAGTAGGCCTTGTAAGCCTTGCAAGCCCTGTAGTCCTTGTGTGCCTTGTAAGCCTGTTGTTCCTTGGGTTCCAGTTGCTCCCTGCGACCCTGTTGTGCCTTGAACCCCTTGCGTACCTTGAAGGCCTGTTAATCCCTGAATACCTTGAATACCTGTAGTTCCTTGTACGCCTTGAATCCCTTGGGTACCTTGAGTGCCTTGAATACCTGAGGCATAGACAAGCGAGTTCCAGGTAGTTGAACCATCGCCAACCTTGAACTTACCTGTATCGGTTTCTAACCCTAATTCACCTTGGGATAGAAGCGTGTTAGCGGCGGTCCATGTTGCGGCAGTTCCACGTCTAAGTTGAATTTGTACGACCATTATTTACCTCCTACGGCGTTCCTGCGTTGATTGATTGAATGCCTCCATAAGTTGAAGTAGGTGTTCCGCCATCAATATCAACGGTAGCACTTACTCCCTGCGCACCTTGAATACCAGTTGTACCTTGAGCGGCTTGTGGTCCTTGTACACCTTGAACACCTTGAATAGAGCTTGAAGACAGCGTGGTGTTAACCCAAAGAACTCCTTGGTTAGCGGGAGCGGCCGCGCCGAATACGACACCTTGAACTCCGAGGTTTCCTTGAATACCCTGAGAGCCTTGCAGGCCTTGGGCACCTTGGATACCAAGAGTTCCTTGTGAGCTTTGTGGGCCTTGAATACCTTGAGCACCCTGCGTTCCTTGAGCACCTTGGGAGCCAGTATTACCTAAGAAACCTTGAGCTCCTTGTAATCCCTGAGTTCCTTGGGTACCTTGTGAACCTGCAAGCCCTTGAGACCCCTGAACTCCTTGAGAGCCTAAAGTTCCAATAGTTCCTTGTACACCTAATGAGCCTTGAATACCCTGAGTTCCTTGTGCGCCTTGCGCTCCTTGAGCACCCGCGTTACCAAGATAACCCTGCGCACCAGCAGTACCTTGCGCTCCTTGTAATCCTTGAATACCTTGTGCGCCTTGCGCACCTTGAGCTCCAGCATTACCAAGATAGCCTTGGGCTCCGCCTACACCTTGAATGCCTTGAATACCTTGAGTGCCTTGCGTTCCCTGGGCTCCTGTGTTACCTAAATATCCTTGAGAACCTAAAGTTCCTTGTACGCCCTGGGTTCCTTGCGCGCCAGTAGAGCCCGCAGTACCAGCAGTACCTTGAGTACCACTTAATCCCTGAGCAGCTGTCGCTCCCTGTGAGCCTGTTAAACCCTGAATACCTTGAAGGCCTTGTAAACCCTGAGTTCCTTGAGCGCCCTGAGCACCAGCATTACCTAAGTAACCTTGCGCTCCAAGTAAACCTTGAGAACCCTGAACTCCTTGAGTACCTTGTGAACCCGTGGCGCCAGCGGCTCCAGTGTTTCCTAGATAACCCTGAATACCTGTGTTTCCTTGAGTGCCTTGTACGCCTTGAACACCTTGCGTACCCTGTACGCCCTGTCTTCCTTGCACACCTTGCGCACCTTGTAAGCCTTGTGTTCCCTGAAGTTGTGCGTATCCAAAACCTTGAAGTCCTTGTAAGCCTTGGGACCCTTGAATACCCTGTGCACCTTGAATACCTTGTAACTGAGCATAGCCCAGTCCTTGAATACCTTGTACTCCTTGATTTCCTTGAACACCTTGGGTGCCTTGGAGCTGAGCATATCCAAAACCTTGAAGTCCTTGTAAGCCTTGGGACCCTTGAATACCCTGTGCACCTTGAACACCTTGAGACCCTTGTACACCTTGGATACCTTGCGCGCCTACAGCTCCGCCTTGCCCAGTTCCAATAACAATAGGAATAGACGCAGGAGGAATAATAGTAATTGTTTGGGCTACGCAGGTGCAGCCAGGCCCTCCGTTATAACCACAGCCGCAACTAGTCAAGGGTCACCTGCTGGATAGTGAATACTTGTCCGCGCACATAAGTCTGTTCGTAAGTTGAATCTGTAGCGGATGTGGCTTGCAAATCCCAGAAAGCACGGACAGGCATATACGCAGTATCTGAATTGGTGAGGGTAAGGCTAATCTTACTAACTGATGAGCTGGTGGAGAGTACAGTAATCGTGAAGGTTCCATACAGAGATGGCGAGTTAGGGTAGGTGCGAATCTGAGCTTTAAAGTTGAGTCCAGTAATATCAAATGGGAAATCTATTTCTGTATAGAATGAGTCACCTTGATATAGAACAATGTCTTGTACGTTGCAGTACGCAATAGGAGCATTGCGGCCCATGAGGTTGTTATTGATGTAAACGCGCTCTGGCTGGCGAGAGTCATCAACTTCTTGACCCATGTAGATAGGGATGTACTTGTTAGTTGTACGCGAGGTGCGGATAAGCGTACCCATTTCAATACGATAAAGACCCACGTTAAGCTGGGCGCAGAGCATCTTGTAGTTCTCCATGCGCTTTTCAATGTGCATGCTGAGCTGAGAGAACCGCTGTGAGCGTGGAATAACTACGCCGTCTGGGGCGGTAATGTTAATATCAAACGCCGCGTCGGTTGCCAAAGCCCAAAGGGCATCCACGATAGCAAGTACCGCGATTGGGTACTCCTCTACAGAAGGGATGGTGGCTACGGTTATCTGAGAGCCGTAGACGTCTGTGCGGTTAAAAGTATGCTCAACAATGGCTGTATTAAGAAAGATAGTGATGTCATCATCCGTAAAATAACGATAATGAATGCCACTGACCACTATAGAAGCGGCTGCGGCTGGGGGTGTAACAAAATGGATTACTCCAGTATCCTGCTCAAGGGTGTACCCAGCAGGGGTAGGTATGTTTGTGTTGGCTACAGTTACTAATAGAGTAGTGGGGTCAACAGGCTTATAGCCTAAGCTGAAGGTGGTTGTAGAGCCATCACCCGTCGCTGAGTAAGAAAACTGTGAAGCTTGGTCTCCAAGCTCAAGTCTTACTCTTGAGATTAGGTCAACTACTGTGGCCACTAAGAAAACTCCTCACATCAACATATCCAATGGTGTCGGATTTTTTAATAAAAGTCTGTACAAACGAAGAAGCGCCCCCGAAGAGGCGCCCACTTCTTGAGTTATCTATTAAATAACTCCAGCTAGACGACCTTTTTCCTTCAGGTGCTGTGCAACATGACGGGTTACCTTGTAACGCTGTCCTGCCTTAAAGCTGTATGTGTTTCCTGCGCCTAAGGTCATGTTTTCAACATCCTCAACAACGCGGATTTCAACGTAATCCTCATCTGGATTAGCGACTGTGATTACTTCATCTACAATCACGGTTTGACGCTCTGGAACTGTTGCGTCAATAACATTGGTCTCAAGGTCAATCTTTGCTTGAGCTGTTGCCATAGACATCTTGTTCGCTGCCTCTTGAGTAGCTTCAATGTTCTTAGCAGCTAGCTCTTCGCGCATACGACCCGTTACATCGGTGGGCTTTGCTTTAGCCATTTGTATTCTCCTAATTAGTATCTCGGTTGGATAAGGCGGGGGTTTCAACGCCCCCGCCCTTTTAGCTATTTAACTGTCAGACTTATCACTGACCAGTTAATTTGTTTCCGCAATTATCACGGACTGGTCAGTGATTAGACCAAGACCGAAGATTGAGTACCAAGCAAGCGCATGCTCACGACCGAAGTCCAAGATACCGCCATCGCGGAGCTCGACTGGAAGTGAGATAGCGTGACCGAAAGCGTTATCTCCAATGAAGATAGCTGAGTAGCGGTCGTTAGCTCCGTTACCTGTGAGGGTAGCTGGAGTTGTGTAACCTCCACCAGGGGTGATGGTTGGGTTAGCTACAGCTGTATCAGCAGTGTAAGAAGTACCAGCTCCACCAGCGACCTTGAGAACCTGAGTGGTCTCAATGAATACGCAGTCATACAAACGGCCGATTTCACCGAGCATGAAGTTTCCTGGAGCAGCATACTTTGTGACTTCAATGAATTCAGGCATGTCACGAAGCTTGCGGCTTTGGTGTGGGTGAACGAAACATACATAGGTCTCACCGAGGCGAGGGATGTTCTTGGTTGCTAGGCTCTCAACAGCGTCCTTGACGGTGTGAGGAGTCATGTAGTAAGTACCTGTCAGTGACGCACGAGATGTACCCTTTGTTCCATCTGCGTACCAGTTGTTAACAGCGGTGAGCGCTGAACGGTCTTCACCATAAATGGTTGAAGATGCTTGGTAGAGAGTGTCGCGTGAGAGTTGGTCAAGATAGATAGCCATGTTACGGCCAAGAAGACGTGAGGCTGAAGCCATAACGTCATCGAATGATGCGTTCAAGAGAAGCTCAGAAACAGCAAGAGCATAACCATGCTCTGTTACTGTGATTGAGAACTGTTGAGCTGTAAGTGCGTTTGTCTGCATACGAACACCTTCGACGAGCGGTGAAGCAAAGCCGAGGTTGTTGTAACGCATGAAGTTAATCTGAAGACCAGGGGCTACGCCGAGTTCTGTCTTCTTAACTGCGAATTGCTCAAAGCGAAGAATAGGCATTGCTTGGAACAAGATTTCCTTGGACCAGATTGTCTGAATCGCTTGGGTGAGCTGGGTGTTTGTGCCTGAATAGGCTGTAGGTGACGCGGCAAGGTTACCTGTACCTGTAATTCCTGATGCCATTAGCTATGACTCCTTGTTAATAGTTTTGAGGTTGTGGGTTAGCCGAACAAACCACGGGATTGATTCCGAGCGGCAGGGCTTAGAAGCTTGTCGCGGTACTTTGCGTATTCGTTTAGCGGCATTGCTGCAATTTCTTGCGGCGTTAACTGACGTTGCTCCATATTGGTTTCGAGAGGTCCGTTAGGAGGCAAGGTCGCCCTTGTTCCAACTTGCTCTTTACGCTGCTGCTGGATAGCAGCTTGCGCATCTGTCAAAATGCTTTCAGACTGAGCCTTCAAATCTGCCAAGCTAGCTTCAAGCTCTTCACGGGTATTACCCTGAAGATACTTGAGAAGCTGTGGCATAACATTGTCGCCTTCAGCGTCAAGCAGTTGTTGCTTATAATTCTGCAAGTTTGCGAACTCTCGTTCACGCTCCAGAAGAGCGAAGGCCGTTTCGCGTTCCGAACGCTCACGTGCCAACTGCTCTTGCCACTCTTGCTCTTTAAGCTTTAGAAGTTCCTTGGCGTCCAAGTCACTTTCCAATTTAGCCTTTTGTTGAGCCTCAGCTTCTGCAGCTTCTTCTGCTGCTTGAGCTGCCTTACGAGCGGCTTTNTCTTCCTTNTCNTTAGCAAGAGAGNTAACTTGTTCCTTCAATCTTTCGATTTCTGGGTAAAGCTTGTCCTTCTCTTGCGAACGAACACGAGCTAANTCTTCCTCAGTATAAAACTTTGGAGTAGCTGCATTCGTAGCAGTGTTAACAGTAGGCGCGTCAACGCCCGACACATTTACAACTGGAGCTGTACCAGCTTCTGCTTCAAAAGCATTAGCCATTGCATTTGCAGTNTCTGACATACTTNTATCCTTTGCATCCTAGGGGTCGTTTTCCGAATGAGCCTAAGCTCGTAGCACATATGACCTAACGTTTATTAGTATCTTTATTTTCTCTTTATACTGCGAAATTGTCTGCTTAAATAGCATTATTTTTCGTAGTCTTGCGGGACCCTTCTCTGTGGGAGTTTGGTTCCGTAAGCATCAGTTACGAGGCGGGCGCGTACGCCTTGGTCACCCATTTGTGCGGCGATAGTGGCCTCGTCTAGTACGACAGGTTCAGTAGGAGTCATTGGTACATCTCCACCAGGAGCTCCAGGACCACCCATTGGGGTAGATGGAGCACCAGCGGCACCAGGCTGTGCGCCTGTAAGAGCCAGGATGTCCTGCTCAATCTGTGTTTGAATAAGTTTAAGTGCGCCATCAGCAAGGGCGTCATCTTGAAGTTCTTGACGAATTTCAGTGAGCTTCTCTGCTGGGAACTCTTCACCAAGAGAGCGAAGCGCTCCCTCTTTAGACTCAAGACCAAGGGACAACTTAGATTGAATTTCGTTAAGAGCAATAAGCTTGTCTAGTGGGAGTGGCTGTGGGAAGTGAACATATGAACGGAAAGTAAGGGGGTCGTTAACGTCTAACTGTGCAAGTTGACCTTGCTTTAACGGAGTAGTGCTTGAGTTAGGGTCCCAAATAAAGGTCTCAGGTTCTTTTAGAGCAAGATTTAGGAGGATAAGCTCATTAACACGCTCTAGTCCGTGCGAGTACTGAATAATCTTCTGGTGGTAACGGTTCATCAAAGGCTGGAATTGAATAGAAAGTGCAACGCCTGAGGTGTTAGAGATAGGTTGTGCTTGTCCAAGAGCAGTCTCTGGAACACCAATCATCTCGTGCATGGACTTCTTCATCATAGCCATGAACTCCATGGCTCCCTTTAGTCCTTGTGCTCCGCCTTCAAGGTTCTCAACGCGAGCGTCTTTTGGAAGTCCGCCCCATACTTTGTTGGCGCCCTTTTCTAGTTGTGAGGCCTTTGCTCCAATAATGACCGTAACTGGCGCTGCGTGATAGTTAACAATGTCAGCAATATCAGTGGCAGTTTCATTATAAGCGCGATTAATGTTAATAATGTCGTTGCAGTCGCTGAGACCCCAAGGGCTACCACTAATACGAACATTCGGAATATGAATAACAGGAATAGTGCCGAGCGGATTAGGGCGGGAGTCAATAAGCTCATCATTGATGTATTCCTCAATTACGTCGTCTGTCAGGATTTCTGTATAGGTAAATACCTGACGTGTGCCTTCTAGTGATGTATTACCCGTCCAATATGTAGACCCCTCTCTACGGGCAAACCAAATACCACCATCTACTGTAGGACACCAAATCTTTCCATCCTCTAAATATACCCTTTGGGCACTAGCTGACGTATAGTCAGAGAGGATGTGTCTCTTACTATAAACCTGTACTTTTTCATTATCTGATGTGATATTAGAACGAATACCTAGCATAGCTGCCAGCATTTGGAAAGAATCCTTACGACCAGCATCTAATTGAGTCCATCGGGTAGTTTTCTTATCTCCATGGGTTCTGCAACCGTCTGCATCTAATAGCGTTTCATAAAAGAGAGATGCTTGTTCTGCGGTCAAACTGGTTATAAGTTCTGGAGTTATTTCTTTATTAGGTGCCAAAGTATCTAATACTCCAAAAGTACCCTTACCCAGATAAAATTCAACAACCCCGCGAGGTTTAATAACTCCCTCAGAGAAACTGGCTCCTTTAGTATCCCTCCACCATTTAGCAAGAGTACGGATACGCTCTGTCTTTTCTGGATAAACTATAGAACTTTGAGATATTCTCCCAGAACGATATCCATTTTGGTTTGTATGGTCATTTCCTTCACATATGTACCAAGCTAACGTCTCTACAACTTCATCTTCTATCGTTTTAGTAGTAGAAAAAGCCCGTGGAGTTCCACCACCTACTATAATGCGACTTCCATTTCGGAGGTCCGAGATACTTGGGTCTCCATCTATTCCTATCTCTGTACGGGCGATTTGTCTCTCATAAGCTAGGGTGTCATTCCTACCTACTTGTTTTTCGACTAACCACCTATGATTAGGGGTAGAGACAGCATTGATGTGATTAGACCATTGAACCATATGCCCTGAATAATCATAGATATTTATTAGAGCAGATTTCCACTGGATTTCATCAGTATTAGGGTCAAGAGTAAGAATTTCATCCCCATCAACTAATTCATCATATCTCTTCCACCCAGAGCGTGTTAGAGCTTCTGTTTCAGTGTCTACACAACCCCAAAAGCGGTACTTGAGCTTAAAACGCACAAGACGTTCGCGGTCATGGGGGTGGAACTCTGGGAAACAGAAAGAAGAGTTAAGAGGGAGGATGCGGACTCGTCCAGGGTGTTGACGCCCAGCTGGGTCTACGTAGGCCTCTTCATAAGCGACTTTAATAAAGCAGTCGCCTGAGACAGTTCCTTGTTGTCCGATTTCCCATAGAACAGTAGCCTTATTGTTATCTACTTCCCATACACGCTCAAGGAGGTCTGGGACAATAGCTTCCGTCTCTTTAGGGCTACGGAAGTTAACGCCCTTACCGAATGTAAAGTTAATTAGAAAGTCTGAGAATGCTCTGTAATAGTTGAGCATCATTTGGGTTTCGCCTGTTTGACGGCGATAAGAGTAGTGGTGGCCTAGGTACATAGCCCAGTTAAGGGAATAACGGTTAAGGCGGGGACCGTGTACTTCAAACTCTTCATCTGCCAATTCCACTAGTCCTAGTGGAGAAATGGAGATGGTTAAATCAGAGGATGCTGCGCGGTAACTCGGTGGGGAGAAATCCATACCGCTCACCTAATCACCTCTTTCAAATAGAAAGCTAATCTTACCATTAAAATACCTAAATAGATTTAAAGAAGGTTTATCTGAAATGCTCACCGCGAATAAGGTTTTTGCCGATTGGCTTAGTAACCTTTTTCTTAGCAGTTTCTTCTTTTTTCTCTTGCTCTTCGTGCGCGTAATCCCTGAACCTTGGGTCAATGTCTTTCTTAGATGGTACGAATCTTCCGCCTAGCTGCTCATATCTGGCATGAACCCAGTGGGCTGCGGCTGGAGACGGATAGGTGCTGAACTTAGAACGAGCTTGAGTTGTAATCATGTTCCATAGCTTTGGGTTAGCGGGTTCGCCCTTAGGCCCCTGCTTAACTGACTTACCTGAAATAAGTGCCATCAATAATCCTTAGAAAACCCCCGCCAATCCCTGAGGACGGCGGGGAGCTATTTTTCTAACTTAGTCGTTAACGACTGCTGGATTGCCAGCCTTTTGGTAACCGCCGTTACGAGCAACTTCCTCGATACGGTTATCGCCGTGGTCAGCGAAACCGCCAGCAGCGAACTCAGCTAGGTAGTCTGGAGCTTCTACCCATGCAGCAGAACCAACNTGAGCGCGCTCACGCATTGTCTCTTCTGGAAGCTTCTCGAAAACGTTTGCATTGTGGTTTGGACGGCCTGGTGCTGGGATATAACCCGACATTGCGCCCTTTGTGAATTCCTGTGGGACGTCAGTGTCTGTTGCAACTCCCTCTTCAAAACGAAGTGGTCCGCGTTGACCAGGTGTAGCTGGTGAGAACTTGCGGTCGTAAACTGTTCCTGGACGCTCTGGGAACTTTGGTTCTGGTGCTATTGCCATTATTAAACTCCTTATAGGTTGAGGTACCTCATAGAAAAGTGTGCTACATATTTACGTGTAAGTCAGCCTAAAGCTATAACTATCTAAAGAATGGTGAACTAGAGACCTCTACTTGAGGCAGTGTCATATCTAAAGTTAAAGCGCAGGCGATAGCTAGGCTATCCGCGTAGTCGTCATGGGCGTGTGCCTCATCAGGGGCTTTTGCCAAGAAGTTAGGCCCAGTAAACTTAGTTTCTAGGTCAGTCATCTGCTGGTAAAAGCGCTTCCATGTGCGCAATCTGCGAGTTTTAGCGTGTGCAGGCCACCCAATCAACTCTCTGTCAATGAGAGCTTTTAGGTGCTTCCAACGCTTTGACTGCTCTGGTTGGCTACTGCCCACAGCAAATACCTCAGCTCGGGGTAACAAAAGCTTTAAGCGTTGGGCAACAGCATCACCCACACCATTCGCATCCACCCCTACGTACATAACGTCATAAGCTTCTAGGAACTTAACAATTTGAAAGTATTGGTCTTCCCAGTCGTCACCCTGTAGCTCAAGCCAGTTAAGTACGCGGTGGTCGTAGTACCCAAATTCATCTGGAGTATCCCAGTTGACCCACACTACGGTAACAACAGTAGAGTCAATCTTACGAGCTGGGTCAATCCCCACAACTACTGGGGTTCTATGCCAAGCGCGCTGAATCTCCATAGAGGTGTCACCAAGCTTATCCATGACGGATGAGGTGACGAACATGCCTCGTTCAAGAAGCCATTTACAGTTATGCGACGCGAGGCCTTCTGCAATAAAAGTTTGAGTTGTAGTCTCAAGCGCAACGACTTCTTGTTCTCCAACAGAAGTCACCGATAGCACTAGCGGGTGCTCAAAGTCCTGCCCCACAAAATCATGGCGACCAATAGAGCCAAATGAATTAAGGTCCACTTTTTGAAGTAAACGCTCAGGACGAATTTGCCCTAAGAAACGAGACATCCCTGCTCGACCACCAGCAATATGAAGGACCGTCACATCATTGTTGGTCCCAGTCTCATGGCGTTCCCAGTACTTAAAGCCTAATTCGTCTAGGAACTTTCGCACTTTACCAAGCATCACGTTTTCACGTTGAGAGAACCCAAGCATTGCTTGCCGAGAGAAGTGACCTTCTCCGTCAAAGGCTGCGGATAGGTAACCTGTGCGATAGTCCTCAATGTGCTTCCACGTATCAAAGATTTTAAATATACGGTCGGTGGAAGTTAGCTCGTCCGTGCGCTTCCATACGGTGCGACGACCTGCGGTTGATACTAGCCATAAATGACCGTCAGAAGCCTTAACCACAGTGCCATCAGATAACGCAATCTCATAGGTAGGACGAAAGATGCGTTCCGCTTTAATTACAGTAGTTTCACGTATCTTACGATGTGCGCCCTTTGTTTGAGTTTCCTCGTCAAAGCCTACTAAAATATCCCCTACCTGTACTGAGCCTATTTCTACATAGCGCAAGTCTCCAGTAAGTACCTTGGTGTCTGGAGTAAGGCAGTTGTAACTCATCTGGAATTCATCAGAGTC